CGACACATTAACATTATTCGTAGAGAGACGAAGATTTATAGTTGCTGATTTAGCACTGATGTTTGCGGTTTCAACTACTGAATGACCAATCATTTTTGGTGCAGTTGCTATGTTATTCGTATTGATAGCAAGTGAAGAGAACGTAGTATCTTTTACAAATCTAGTCTCAGTGCCAGCCGGTGATCTACCAGAAGTAAACTTACCGAATGCACTTAGTCTTGTTCCAGTTGAAGGAATCAAAGTTTGTACGTTTGGACTTATTACATCCCACAATACGTTACGAGTAGCTTCCACACCTGATCCACCAGCAACTATTGATGATGTGGCTGAGGAGTCAGCATACACTCTATATCCAAACTGATCTGGCTGTGCAACTATTCTGTTACCTGTTATTGAAGTACCTAAAATACCTGCAAAAGAACCGGCAGAATCTATACCTCTAAAGTTAACTGTATCACCTGAATCAAAACCATGATATGGATGACTTACTGTAAATATATTTGATCCTGAGTCAAAGTTAAACGGATCTGCAACTAATTCTCTTCTTGGTACTTGAGTATTTTCAAGAATTACTTCGGCTTCTTGATGCGAGAATCTTGCTTTAAATAATCTGAATGTCATATCTTTTGTTTGATCGGCTGACCATGTTCTACCATTTTGAGATTTAAACAAAGATCCTAATAATGGCTGACGTGTAATACGTTTTTCGGTTGAACCAATAATGAATTCACCAGGTTCAGCAACATAAACTGTATAGTCAATTGTATCTGAAAGTAAACATAACGCATATTCTTCGCCACCAGCAAGATATACTGGTTCATCAAATACAAAGTCTGTACCATTTGCTAACATTGAAGCTTCTGTATTGCTTGGAACAACTGTAACTTGGTTCGGTGTTAATACTCTTAATCCACCAGGAACTGCTGTGTTTGCAGATGGGTGACCGTTAACCATTGGTCTTATTTCCAAAGCAACCGGAGCAGGGTTAGCACCACCAGAAACATCTGGTTTAGATGCAAAGTATACTCTTGCTTTTGTTAAGAATATTCCAGTAGTTTCTGCTACAAAGAATGATTGCGCAAGTGGATCTTTACCACCGCCACCACCACGATTTGTGACAGGTTCTGATGATGAACCACCATCATCTGGATCATCAGGCACTGTAACTATAGGAGTGTTAGTAACTACAGTTGATGTGTCTACAACAACTGGATCTGGTGCAGGTGGTGGAGGTGGAGGAGTAGTGTCTACTACTGATCTTTCGCCACGTACCGTAATTACTCGAGTACTTTGAATTGTTTGTTCAACTGTTTCAATTACACCATTTGCTTCATAAAATCCAGATGCCAAGGATGTAGAGTTTGCTGCTCTAGCTGAGTTAGCATTTGAAAGTCTAAACTCTCTACGTCCAGTTCTAAATCGAAGAGCATTCGTGTTAGGAATAAAGAACGAACCTTCAACCACACCGTTTGCATCAGATGTTAAAGATGTGGCACCGTCTGGGTGTGCTGTTGTATTTTGAAATCTATTACCGAAATCTTCAGGATCATCTGACATACGAACGAATGTTTCTTCGCGAACAAAGTTATTAACATCTGTTTCGTCAAAGAAAGCAAAGTATTGCTGATTAGGTGTAAGACCAAACGCTCTAAAATGAATCATTCGAGATCTCATAAATGGTATGATAGCAACATCAACCACTCTTTCACCTACTACTTCACGAATCGTTTCATCACTCACAACTCTATCAGTTGTAGTAGTTTGAATAAATCCTTGAGAAGTTGTTTCGGTTGCAAACGTTGTTCCAGTTAGATCTTCTGAAGCTTCAGCTTGACCTTGCCAGTTCCATTGCCATTCGTTAAATAGGAGTGCGTTATCAGCAGCAAGTCTGTTTCCGCCATCAACTGCTCGTGGTGCAGTGAGTTCTGTTTCTCTCCACTCGTCTGATGCAGGTGAAAGTTCAATAACACCTTCGTTAATTGATACTGCAAATGGATTAATATTTTCTACGCCAGATGCTTCATCTTGAAAGATAAATTCAGCATCAGTATGAGCGATGTAGATATTATCACCCTTCTTAACTGCTTGAGTACTTAAATCTGAATCGTAAATTAAACGTACATTAGATTGAATAGCTTGAGGTCTTAATACTTTTGCTCTTGGATCTATCGCAGCAGAGTATACAGGATCTCTAATATCTGAGAATCTATGGTCTGCAAAGTTATCTGCTAAGAAACCTGCTTTAGTTCTTGGCAGTCCCGAAGAGTCAAACACTTGAAGGGTGTTTGTGTTAATCTCAAGTAGGTTCAGTGCAGTAACTTCTTCAAGGGTATTGATTCGCTTATCTAGCTGACCAATGTCTTTCATAGTGTATCGTCTGTTGTCGATAAGTTGAGTACCTAAGTCAGAATCATTTAATGTATTTGCATTTAAAGTAACTTTATACAACTCTATTGAATTAGTTGGTGTTTGTGGAAACTGAGGTGTAAAGTCTGCAGCACCTTGAATTAATTTAAGGTTTGCTTCCGTATCAATTACTAATTTATCTTTACGACCTAAGTAGTATGTTGCATCAAGTGTAATTAAATCAGTGTTCTTTGGAAGTGAATTAACTTTAGCAGTAGCACCAGAGAATCCAGTTCCAGCATCATTAACTCTTGGACGGAAGTCTAATACATCTCTGAGTTGTACTGTATCACCGTTAGCAAGAGTATGCGATGGAATATCTGCATAGTTAATTGAATATGAGTTAACTGAGAAGAAGTCACCGGCACCATGTGCAAAGTGTCTAAATCTTGCAAACACATTTCCTGAAGGTACACCACGTCCACTCTTAACTATGAGTTTACCTAGATCATAAAGGTTATCTCTTTGACCATTATCAAATCTAAACGTAGATGTTAGATCATCACCATTTGAATCTGTAGCACGGATTCTTGAAACATCAAAGATGTCTGCTTTACCAAGATTTAAGAATTTAAGGCCAGCTCCATCTGAGTCTATTGTACCTGTTATTGTAGTTTCGGTAAGTGTTTTTGCTCTTGATGTAGCAGCTGATTTATTTACAAACGCTAGAACTTCAAGGTTTGAACTCGCTGCTCCTGTACCAGTAATTGTTGCTGTAGTTGTACCGGCACCAGATATTGCAACTGTGCTTGAGATATTTTGACCTGATGAGTCAATGGCAACCACCCAATCAGAAAGTCCTGCCCAAGTTTCACCGCCTGCTAATAATCCTGAACCAAGCGAAGCGTTACCGGCACCGTCAGTTGTGATAGTAAATCTTTTTTGCGCTTCGTATGAAATATCAGTAAGTGATTTAGGTCTTGTACTTGGAAGAGCAAAGAATAAATCGTTGTTCGCAGCATCATTCAATACTGCAGCATTGTTTGAAAGAATAAGATTACCATAGTTAGCTGAGTCTGCAGCAATACTTTTTACTGATCGGAAAGAGTTATTACCAGACATTTGTATGTCAAATAAAGATAACTTATAATTTGCACCATCTTCTTCTACAGAACGAATTTTTGCAGTACCAATCGTGGAACCTCTGTTTTCAGCTGAATCTCTAAGATTCCATTGCTCCATTACATTTACGTTTGGAACACCTACTAATGAATTTACCTCAATAAAGTTTCCATAGTTGGCTGCAACTACTTCGTTATTAATTGTAGATGATGCTGTAGGTTTTTCAAAACGTATTTTTGTATGCTTATTGATAGCTGCTCTATAACCATTGATATAAGCAATACCTTCACTTACATCAGCAATTAAATGTGTTGCAGCAGAATCTTCGTCAAACTTAAGTTTAAAAGGACGAACAATGTAATCACCTGATTCTTCTTGAGTACGTTGAGCTAAGACTTCATTTATCTCATTATAGCCAGAAGTTGCTGTAGCTTCATCGACAATCACAGAATTTTTAATCTCAGCAAGATAAACAAACATCTCGTCCGAATCAACATTTGCTTCATCAATGAGTGTTAAACGAATTCTATATCTATCTGCACCAGGCGCTGAAGTGTTTGGTACATCACCCTGGTTATCAAATAAGGCATTATCGTCAGTAACAGTTACAACATCTTCAACTGCTTTAAATCCAATTGTGCCAGTAAAAGACGGAGAATACTTTTGTATGATTAATGATTGAGCATCCGCGAATACAAAATGGCCTTTTGCAAAGAAATCTCCACCAGCAATAGAGAAGCGTGTACCTCTACCAACTGCAGGATTTGATGATGTATTTGTTGTTTGAACTGTAAGTGTATTCGTTCCGTCGGTTATGTTTTCACCGGGTGTCAGTCTCAACACTGCAGATGCAGATGACGCATCACCAAGATATTGTACATATAAAGTTGCAGGATCAGATCCTGAAATTGCAACAGTTTCAAGAACTTTTACTCTTACGTTTGAAGACGCACCAGTAAATATATTTCCAACGATAGAACCCGATGGAAGAGCATTTGAAGTTGTGTTTAATTTTACAAATTCATAGTTTGTATTTAAAAGTGGTCCGCCTGGATTAACAGCTGCACCTTCATTAAAGATGTTACGACCAAACCGTGCAATTTCAGCTTGGATTATAGTTTGCATCTGTGTTAATTCACGTGCTTGTAATGCTTTACCGCTGTTAAATAGAATTCTATGATAGTTATCACTATCTGCAAAATCATCTTTGTACGTGGTTGCGAATATATTTTGTGTTACTTTGCTGACCATCTTTTAATAACTCTTATAGTTGTACAATAATTTTAATGTCTTGTAGTTCTCCGGCTGATCTTGTAACCGCTGAGCGATTATCAACATAAAGAACTTCACCACTGTATCTATTTATTGTCGCAGGTTGATCTGAATCGAGAGTAGCGGCACCAGTAACTGTAGCTCCCAATGAGTTTTGAGCAGTTAATGATTCTCCAGTTTGGAATGTTTTAAATCCTGATGTTTCTGTTTGATGATAAAATACTCCAGCTGCTGAATCAGCAGAAGTTACATGAGCCTTTGCTCCAGATGTGGCACCGACCACAAACGTATCATTTGTGAATGCTGTTGCGCCGCCTTGGAATGTTAATTTACGAAGTGTTGAACCGGCATTACCAGTAAAGTCTGAATCAGTAGCTTTTATCTTTGGATCACGTATTAATCCCACTTGTCTAAAATCTTGATCAAGTAATAATGCACCATTCTCATCAGCATCTGGTCTACCATTAAACATAAGTGCGCTTGATCTTAAATCATTACGAGGATCTTTACCAATACCACCTGGAGTAGATAAGATTGCTCGTGCTGAAGCGGCTCCTGTTGAGAAGCTTACGTCAGCAAAAGTATATCCAGATCCACGATTTGTCATTTCAAGCTTTACAACTTGACCGCCTGATATTGTAGCAGTTGCTTGTGCAGAATCTCCATCTCCAGTAATTGTAACTGTAGGTGTACCAGAATATCCTGTTCCGCCACTAGTCACGGCTAATCCTACAATCTCACCAGAAATTGCAGCATTTTGAACGTTTAATTGTAAAGTTTCAAGAGGGTTTGACGCGGAATCTAATAACTCTACTGGTTGAAAGTTAGCAGACAAGAATCGATTTGCTTTTAGAGCAGTGATTGAATACAAGTATTTCCATACATATCCATCAGCAGTTGTAAAAGGTGTAGTTAAAGTGCCAGTTGGTTCAATCGTAGAAGTCACTGCAGCACCAGCTGAGTTCTTACCTTGTTGTAAAACAATATAGACTTGATTGGCATCTGTTTTTACATAGTAAGCATTTGACGGATATGCTGAAAAGTTATCGTCATAAGCGCTATATATTGAACCAGATGACCAATTGTAACGGGGAACAATATAAGAAACATCTTGTATTTTTTTAACACCCTGTAATGATCGTCTAAATAAATCGATTGTTCTTGCTGATTGAACAGGTGTTACAACGTTATCTGAATCATCCCATAGTTCGGAACGACCAAGACCAACGTAGTATTCGCTACCTGCGCTATCAAAGTCAGATTTTATTTCTGCAAGAAGATCTCTTTTAAGTGTATCAGTAATAATTGCTGGCATATTGTATCTCTTACGTAATTGTTAAGAAGTTGTCTGAATCACCAAATAAGTGCCAATTGGAACCAGTCCAAATGCATTCAGCAGCTCCATTTTGGCTGAGTGTGAATGATGTACCTTGACCAAAGCTTGTAGGTGTAACTGTTGCTGCACCAGTATTAATATTTACAAACCTTTTAGATTCACCTACAACTACACCATTTGCCATTGTCATGGTCAAAGAACCAGTTGAGTTGAATAAAGTCAAAGGAACTAACAAAGAAACTGCACCAGAAGATGTTTTTGTTTCTGATGAGTAAGCAACTTTACGTGTATGGCGAATAGCACCAGTACCTTTAGCTGCAAGATCTAAATTTATATTTGTATCATCACCTACCGCTGCTATGATTGGTGATCCTGTCGTAGCGGCGTTTGTAATTGAAATATCATTTACCGCTGATGATGTGGCTGTAAAGCGAATTATCTCTGCACCATTAGCATCATTGATACCAGTATTAACAACTGGTGTACTTAATGTAGGTGATGTCAAAGTTTTATTTGTAAGTGTATCGGCTGTAGCTCTACCTACAAGTGTATCTGTTGATGTTGGTAATGTCAGAACACCAGTATTTGATATGATTGAAATGACTGGTGCAGTTAAAGTTTTATTTGTAAGCGTTTGGATTGCCGTAGTTAATATTACATCTCCTGATGAATCTGGAAGAGTAATAGTATTATCCTTTGTTGGATTTGTAACACCTAATGTTGTTTCATGAGCATTAGAGCTATCGCCTTCAAATATAATCCCAGCGGCTGTAAAACCTACGTTAGTAGATAGAGTAGCACTGTCTCCACCT